TTTGGTGTCGTGACAGAAGAAGCCATATTTTCCAGTCTTGTTGTCAATGTAAATATTAATCTTTATACTATTGATGATACTATTGCACGAGATGAAATAATTGATTTAATCTATGATCATTTATCTGAGATTCGGGATGATCTGGCAACCCATGGTATTGAAATGATTGATCGTACAATGCCTACTGAAGCACGAGTTTATCAAGATGGTCGTTGGTATGTAACAAATCATTTTATTTTAAGAGTATATACGGAGTGGACTGACACCCTTTCTGATCCAAATATTACTGGAGTTAGTGTTTCAGTTCCTGTTGATACCTTTCCACTTCCACAGATAACAAGCCCTCTCAGTGCTTCTGGTCCTGGAAAAATTTTATTTAATATTTTATCTAATTTAGATAGTACACATCTAAGAGTTGATAATACAAATAATCTTGTAGTAGGGGATGAAATTGTTCAAGGTAGTTTTATAACTTCAATTATAACAGTAGGACTTCCTTTTACAGTAACAACAGTAACTGATGGCACTCATTTGGTTGTTGATAATACAACAAATATGACAGTAGGGGATACTATTATTCAGACAAATATATCGGGAACTTTTGAAACTACAATTACAACTGTAACAGATGCTACTCATTTAGTTGTAGGAAGTACAACTGGTTGGGTAGGTGGAGTTGCTCCTGCAATAGATAATGTTGTTATTATTGTTGGAAGTACAACAGGATTTGTGGTTGGAAGTGCTACAGCTTTAATTTTACCATTTACATACTTAATTACCGCTATTAATCAACCTATAAGTTATGGAGCTACTGGTTTACCTACTGGGTTAATTGTTAGCAGTGGAAATGGATTAATTAGTGGTATTCCTACTGTTGCGGGTATTTTTTATGTTACATTAAGTGCCACAAATGCAACTGGAACAAGTACATCACCACTTACTTTAACTATAAATTTATCTCAGTAGATAAGATTAAAATAAGATGTAAAAATATAATTAAAATGTGTGTATATAGGGAATATTACGTTAGTTGTATTTTTTATAGTTATTTACTCAATTTTTGTAGCAAATAAATTTAACTTATGTGTTAAGGAGATTTACCCATGCCTAATGTAAATGGACAGCCAGTTTTGCCAGGAGTTTTTACTCAGGTGCAACAAAACCTGCTTCCCGCAGTAACGGGGGGCATTCGGGTTGCGGCCTTTATTGGCACAGGAAGACTTACTAATTTAGTAGTAAATGAATCTGTTACTCGTGGTAGTGGAAATAATGATGCTCTTGCTCATACGGCTGTTGCATTAGATGGATCTACTATTCAAGACGCAAATTTTGTAGTATACAAATCTGGCGTTGACTATCGTCTTAGTGGAACTTTTACTATTGTATCCGTTCCAGATGGCACTCATTTAGTTGTTGATAATACAACGGGCCTATCTGCTACTGATACAATTACCCAAGGTGCAGCTTCTACTACAATTACAACTGTAACAGATGCTACTCATTTAGTTGTAGGAAGTACAGTAGGATTTGTTGCTGGACCTGCCTTAGATACGACCGAATCTCAAGGGAAAGTACAATGGCTTTCTTTGGCTGCTTCCATAACGGGGACAACTTCGGCTCCTTATGCAGATCAAAATGGAAAAACATTTTCGTTTAAAGTGGGTTCTAACCCAATAACCGTTGTAACATTTTCGGGTGTAACCACTTCTGTTGCTTCTGTTGTTTCCCAAATTAATACTGCTTATGGGGATACGATTGCTTCAGCTAATGGTTCCAGTTTGGAATTAAGCACTGGTACATTGGCTGTTCCAGTATTATTTAATACATCCATTACAATTGAAAATGGAACTTCAAATACGGCTTTAGGATTTACCGCAGGATCATTAGTTTCTTCTCCTTCCCGCCCAGCACTTGGCGTTGTTTATTTTGTTAATTATGAGTGGACAAAACAAACTTCTGATTATAATCCAGCATTTTTCTTTACCAGTAATTTTACTTCTATTACCAATGCCTATGGTACAGTTGGTGGTGGAAATGATGGGCAAACAGCCAATATTGGCGGGGGAACTGGAGAATGGACTATTCCAGTAGCTGCACAACTTGCCCAACAAAATGGTGCAAGTATTATTTGTGTAGTTCAGATGAATCCCGCCGATGGAGCTAATGCTTCCCAAGTAAGATCGGCTTTGACAAAACTTTTAGCAACTCCTGGAGTTAACATTGTTGTATCGCTTGATGGTGCAGATAATGCGATGCTTATTCCAGATCTTACTGCTCATGTAACACAAGCTTCTAGCACAATCAATCGTTTAGAGAGAACCACATTTATTGGTTTTGCAGGTAATCCTAGTGATTCTACTATGTTAGGATATGCAACTGCTGCTTCAAGTAATCGTGTAGTGGTAATAAATGCAACCAATACTACAAATTCGATGTTTATTGGTACAGAACAAACAACCACAGTTGTTGATGGAACATTCTTAGCTGCTGCTTTGGCTGGTGTAAGAACAAATCCAGCTTTTGATGTTGCTCAACCTTTAACTCGTGAAATTATATCTGGTATTGCTACTACAAACACTTTAACGCAAGGTGAAAAAACCATTTTTGCAAATAATGGTGTATTGGTTGTGGACAATATTTCTGGAACCCCTAAAGTTGTATTTGGTACGACAACTTTATTTGATACGGTCCTTAATCAGCTTTATCAAGTAACAGAAATTACAGATTATTGTGCTCAGACTCTACGTGGATTGCTTGATCCTATTTTTATAGGACAAAAGTTATTGCTAGATACCCCATCACAAGTTCAGACAGTAACTTCTGCAATTCTTCAAACAATTCAAAATGATGCTATTATTAATGGGTTTACAAGTCCATCTACAACCGTATCTGGAACTACTATTTTCTTAACCGTTGGAATTATCCCCACGCTTGAAACAGATGTAATTCTCATAACTTTGGGATTGAATCTACAATAAGATAAGTAATTTTTAAGGAGAATCAAAATGGCCCTTCTCGGAAATACAAATGCACGTTTAAGTACAAGTATATCACTATTTGTTATACCCCAGAATTTGGATGCAACAACTCTTAATAGTCCAAGTGCTCTATTAGCTCTTGCCCAGAAATCTACAAAGATTGGGGCAATTCAAAGCTTTACACAAACTCAACGTAGAGATACAGATTTTCGATTTGAGCTTGATTCTGATACTCAAGGTAAGCCAGTAGAGAGATTACCAAGAACAGTTTCAGAATATAGTCTTCGTGCTCAACGAGTTATGCTCTATGTGGCTGATGCTTTAGAAATTCTAGGTGTTACTGGAGATGATATTGTAAATAATAATGCTCCTCTTGGTATTGTTAAAGTAGAGATTGCCCCATCAGGTTCACCTGCCCCAACAAAAACAACTATTTTTACTGGTGTATGGATTCATTCAGTAGGAGCAACTTATAATATCGCTGGTGGTGATTTAAGAGTTCTTGAAGATGTAGATTTTGGTTATACTGGGTCTTCTGTTGTTGGAGAACCTGCCTAAAATAAGAGTATAGAAACATAAAAGAAAAGAGATAAGAAAAGGAGTTTTATAATGGACTTGACAAAGTTTAAAAGTTTGAATAGAGTAGCCAAAGAATTTGAAGTATTAGATGGTTTAAAAGTATCAATGCATACATTAGCTGTTCTTGAGCAACAGGATGCTCTTTCCGAATTGCCAACTTCTCCATTAGGACAAGATCCTGCCCTTCGCGCACTTGTTCTTCAACAAGCTTTACTTGTTTATGCACTGGACACAATTAATGGGGAAAAAGTTGATTTGCAAACAGCTAAAGATTTTATTCGAAATCTTCAAGCTCCTACTTTTAATGCTATTTATAATTGTTATGATTTAATGGCCCAAGAACAAGATGCAACAATGGTTGCATTGACTGAAAGTAAAAAAAAAGTGATCTAATCCCCTTCCGAGACCTTTGGGTAGTAGCCAAAGCTCTTCATGTATCCCCCTTCTCTAAAGAAATTGAAACAATTTCTCCCGCACAATACACATGGATTTTAACTAACCACTTTAAAGATCAAGAAGAAAATTTTGAAAATACAAAAGTATTATGTCGTTTCTTAAATCCCCAGGCAGCTTCCGCATTATGGGATAAAAAAGATGTTGAGGAATCTGTGAGTACCCCAGATGTGTTATTTGATCAAATGGCCCAAGATCTTAAGGGTAAATATAGCCCAGAAGAACTAGCTGAAATGATGGAAGATCCAAAACACTATGAAGGTCTTGATAAAATTGAAAAAGCTTAATATTTCTTAACATCAAAAATAATCCTTGACAAAGTTATCTTCTCCTGTTATAATTAAGTAGGAGATAATAAATATGAGTCTTTTAATTGGAATTGGTATAATTTTAGTAGCTATTGAAATAATCCAGCGCATTGTAAATAGAATTTCGTATTGGATTTGTATGCCTTTTGGCTTAAATTATGAATCTTCTATATCCGCATTAGAAAATTCCTATACTTTAGATACTCTTTTGAAAGATCTTAATTATAAACTTGAGGATTATATTCCTGGTAGCGATTGTGAGATTTTAGTTAATGCAGAAGCACGTAAACGTTATGAAGTTCTTTGTAAAGAGCATGAACGAAATGCAATAAAGGGCCGTATTTTAACAGGTTTTATTTTTGCTGTTTCAATTTGTAGTGTATTTTTTCATTATTATAAAATAGTAATTAACTAATTAATTAATTTTTGTAGTTCCAACCTAAAGTAGTAAAATCCCAAGGAGTTTCCATTGCCCGATAATCCACCATTAGGTCCTACTGGACAACCTAATCCTTCTAATCCTTTTCAGCAAGGAGCAAGTGCTAATTTATCTATAAATACTTCTCAGGCTCAAAAGGCTATGGAAGATTTTCAGCGATCATTAGATAGTATGATTAAATCGTTTGGTGGAAGTTGGCATAGGGTTGCGAATGATCGTTTAGCTGCTGAAGAAAGGCTTTATAGAGCAATTGGGGATAAAGCTAGAGCAAGACAAGCGGAATTAAAAAGGTACAGTAACGAAGCTATTGCTCTTATTGAAGAAGAATCAAAAGCCAATATTAGAAAATATGAACAAGAGAAACATTCTCAAGATGAACTTCTTAGGTATAAAACTTCCACAGAAAAAAAGGCAGCGGATGAAAAGTTTCGTATTAATAAAGAAGTAGCACAAAAACTTGCAAGTGAAGGAGGAGTAGGTGGAAGGATACGTGGATTTACTTCTTCTATAGGGCAACAGATAGGTGGTCCTATTGGTGGTATTATTTCTGGTGCTGGGGCCATTTTAACTAATCCTTATGCTTTATCTGCTCTTGCTATATTAGAAGCATTAAATGCCAAAGCTGCTTTTACTGCTACAGGGGCTCAACTTGCAGGAGCAGGGTTCGGGTTAGGGGCTGGTGCTGGAGTAGGATTTAGATTTGACAGAAATTTATTTGGTGGTCCTGCTGGAGATCTTGGACAAGCTTTTTCTGCTGAGCAGCAACGTCAAATTATAGGTACCATGTCTGGATCTAGAACAATGATAGATCAAGCGAGAGCTTCAGGTGGATTTGACGCTATCCGTGGTAATTTAGGTTTATTTGCCAACATACTTCCAGATGCTTCTAAAGAAATGGAACTTTTTACTGATGCTACCAAAAGTTTAGGAATGTCTCAAAAGGATATTACAAATACTTTTGTTTCTTCTCGTGTTAATGCTGATCGTCTCAATATTACTCAATTAGATGCAATTAGAACACAGATGGAAATGCAAAAAGCTCTTCGTAATATTACAAATGATGGGACAGTTGCTTCTAGTGTTCTTTTTAATATTACAGATTATTTAAAATCAATAAAAGCTAGTGAAGTAGAAAGACAACGTATTGGTGGAGCTATAGTTCAAGCTGGTGCCAATGTTTCTCTTCCACAGATCATGGGTATGTTTGGATTTATTCATGGGGGGGTATTGCCTACAGAGCAAGATATATTTGGTGTTAATGGTAAAGGTGGACTGCTTAGAACGGGGGGAACGTTTAATTTGCTTGGGTCTTTTATGCAAAAAGTTGCTGGGCAAGCTTCCCCTGCTCAAAGATTTTTGGTGGAAAATCAATTACTAAATCAATTGGTTCCTGGTCTTCGATTGCAAGATCAGCCACAAGCTTTTAGACTTATGGAAGATTTGGCAAAAGGTAAACTTACAGACCCAAGAGATATGGCACAACGATTTAAAGCTCTTGAAGGTAAAACCCCTGCTACTGCTGCTGCTGAAGGTATCAAGACCTTGGCTAATATCGTTGATCCTATTAAAAAACTTGAAAATGTATTTTCTAACTTTTGGACAATGTTGGATGATAGAATAAATCAGATTGTATCTCATTTTCCAGGACTTCATGGTTTTCATCTTACTTCATCCAAAACTCCTACTCCAAGAGATATTGCACGATTTCACGCCCCCGCCGATTATTATAAAACTCATTAAGGTAATTTAAATGGCAACAATTTATCCTTTACAACTCAATGGACTTCGTTTCTTTGTTAATCCTCGTAATATGAAGATTACTAAGGCAGTTTCTTTTGCACAGCTACCTACGCAGAGCGGGGTACAATATCAAGTTTGGTATAACACCCCAGAAATGCTTGTTATGACAGGAGCTTCGGCGGGGCAAACAGCTTATCAAGAACTTCTATTTTTAAAGCAAAATTTTGAGAAGAATGATAAGCTTTCGACTCTTTTTTACAAAACTCGTTTATATCAAGGTTTTCTTACTCTCTTAGATGTAGAATCTTCCACAAGTCATTTAAATGAATTCACATACACGATAAATTTCCAACTTTTAACTGGGCAGGAATTTGCTATTGAAGACTTTTCAATTTCTACTACAAATAATGGACTTATTCAAGGAGCTATTGGGCGATTGCAGAATATTTTAAATATTCCTCTTAATCAGGCTAATGCAAAAATTACAAATCTATTGCAGAAATTTTAATCATGGCTAATACTCCTTCTGATAATCAAACAAATATTGAAGCTTTACAGATTAAATGTTTTCTTTATAAATACACTCCACCATTTACTGTGGTATCCAATCCTCCTAGTACTCAATCTTCTACGGCATTGGCATCTTTTATTGCATATTCAACTGTTTTAGATGATACACAATATTATACAAAATATGATCTTACCGATTTTGTTGTTTCTTATTCGTTTGAGCAGGATATTAATGAAACAACTTATGCATGGAATGTAGAGTTTCAGGATTTGGCTCTTAGCTTTTCAACAATAGATACTAAACTTAAGGTACCTTCTTCTATTCAGGGTGTAGTCGGTTATCCAACAAGTGGTCTAGCTTTCTCTACAGATACAAATTCTATTGTTCGCCTTTCTCAATATGAAGTAAATGCTAGTTCAGATACTACCATAGATTTAAATATTGTTGAAACAGCTAAAAAGAATAGAGGTTTATCTCCCGCTAGTCTTACTGTTCAGAGTAGTAATTTAAATAGTGTTCTTTCTACTGTTCCAGGCTTAAGACTCAGTGATTTAATTCAAGAATATGATTTTATATCATTATATTTATATAAAAATACAACCCCCCTTGATGAGGTAACTGGGTTTGTTTCAAATGAGAATGGGTATAATGTGTTCACTTTTGATCCTACTGGTAGACCTATTCAACCAGCAGCATTACAAAATGAGACAGTTTTAATGTCCCAAGGACCTAATGGAAACACTCTTTTTTCAAATGAATTAAATGGTTACGTAATGCATAAAACATTAAGCAGCACTATTAATCAGGTTGATAGGGTAGTAGTAAATGGTAATGGATGGACTAGATTATTGGGAGCAACTAGAAGAGTTACTAAACCTTCTTTATTTCAAGGTTCATTGTATCAGCAAGGGCAACTTCTTACTTTGAATGATTTTTCTGCAACCCCGTCTGTTTTTTCTGGTAGACCTATTTTTTCTATAATTAGAGATTTATTTGATTTATTATATAGAATTGATTTCACAGCTACTAATTTTAATGAAACAACTGAATTGGGGGATAGTTTTTTTAATATTTCATCTCTTGTGGTAGGTAATTCTAATCAGCTTGGGCCTTCTAATTTATTTACAATTCCTCAATATTTATTAGCTTCAATAATGAAAAGAAGAAATTTTACATATAATGAGCCTCAAGATCCTACTTCCTTTACGACACAGATTGTTTCTGAATTTACTAATGCAGCACAAATTCCTTCTGATCAATTTCAATTAGTTACAGTAAATACTGGTGGACAAATAAGAAATACAACTGGATTTATCCCTATTGTGATTAATCCAGATATACAACAATTACAAGTATATTTCCAATTTTTAGATGAAGTTTATAGAAATTTTAATCCAGATACAAAAACACCATATGAGATTTTAGGTGAGATTAGAAATTTGAGTTTTATTGAATTATTTGAAGCTTCAAATGGGCAATTTTTAATTAGATCTCCTCAGTACAATAATACTCAGATTTTTGATCCTACACAACCTGAATCCAACCTAAATAGGTTTGATGTTAATATGGTACGAAGTAGTAAGTTAAATATAATTTCTTCTTCCTATTCTGAAGATGTTGAGAATTTGATATCAAAAGTATTTACTGGGTATGCTGCAAATTTTTTACCAGAAGGCACCTTGAAAGGAATGGAACAATTTGCATATTGTGATGGAAAGCTTCTTTCACAGTTTGGTCTTATGGAAATGACTACCCAGGCTAATCCCAATATTAATTTGCAATCATCAACTAATTCTACTGTAAATAATAGTAAAACAAATGGTCTTTTTGAATATGCTCAATATTTAATGAGAATAATGAATGCTAAATTGAAAGTTGGAACTATTATATGTGATTTAGATACCACTGTTCAAGTGGGTCATACATTCTTTGATGAAGTAAAATATAAATTTGGTTATATTCATAGTATAACAAAGAAAGTTTCAGTAACAGGAACGGCCACTATGTCTCTTTCCCTTACCTATGTTAGAGATGCAATTCCGACTTCATCCAATGTTACTCAAGGTACAGGAAGTGGTGTAATTTCAGCAGGTTCTACTTCAATTATTACTTCTGGTGGATTTGGGGTTCAAATTGAGCAATTGCCTGTTTTGACTGATATTGAAGCTGCTTTTACAGGATTTTAATTATATGTTTGATTATAAACTTTTTCAAGCACAGATTACTGAGAAAGATCAGGTAATTCCACGAACTTATACAGTTATTCAGATTCCAGAAGGATATAGGTTGGTAGGTGTTCAATTGCCTAATGCATTAAAAGATCAAAGTGCCCCATTAATTGGTAGCATTGTATTGGTTTTGCAATTAGATGCATATCGAGCTTATATTCTTTCTGTTCTTCGTGAACCTTTTGAATTCTTAGATGCAAATCAACAATATCGTGGATTTATACCTGATATTAATGACCCATTAGGCAATCCAATTCAAGATGGTGAAATTTTTATGGAAGCTACTGGGACAAGTAGCCCCAGTGGGGTTCCTGGAACTGGAGCCCATTTATATCTTGGAAATAATGGGTCTGCTCAAATTGAATCTGGTTCTATGGGAGAAAGACTTGTTGTTGGTGGAACAGGATCAGATGATGATCATGAAGTATTGTTATCAGCAGATAATGGTTTCATAGAGTCAAATCCTAACGAAGTTACTCAAATACAGAGTACTTATAATTGGGACAGTTTAAATAATATTGAATTTGGAAATGTATTAACGAATCAAACTACCCCTGTTACAATTCCTGTAGCCGAGATGACAATTGACGCATTAGGTAATATTGAACTTTTTAATACTGCAATTGGAACAGGATTAAAATTGGCTTCTTTAATTATGGATGCAACTGGTGGAGTATCTTTATCATCTGGAGTAGCTGGAGTTCCTAAAGCTTCTATTGATTTAGAACCAGTTGGAACAATAAATCTTAATTCAGGAACTCAAGGTGTTAGTCGTTTAAATGATCTTACAATTTCTTCTTCTGCTATAGATCCAACTTATTGGTTATTTATAAATGCTATTCAATCATTTTTTACAGCATTATCTGGATTTCAAGGTGGTAATCCTGTAGTGCATTCTGAACTTGGAGCACTTGGTCTTGCATTTTTAGCTCAATCTCCCATAGCTCCACCATCTTTAACTTCTAAGATATCAACAGCTTCTTTGACAGTGAAAGCAGGAGGCTAATTATGGCTCTTTCTACCTGCGTAATACAATTTATCAAAGCTGTACTTTGTGGCAATTCTGTTCTCAAAAGCACATTTAAAACTTTTTTGAATTCCCAGATTTTATTAGCTAATGAAGAGATTACTGTTCTTTCAGCCCAAATTGCAAGATTAGATATTTTGAATGCTTTTGCTAATTTGGAAATTCAAACATTAAAGACAGTACAAAATAAGATACAGGCAGATTTGAATGTGGTATTAGGTCCAATGCAAGGATCTGCCACATGTCCTGAAATTAGTCAACTTATGTCACAAGCTCAAAGTGGTAATACGGCCAAAGCTTTAGCAGCAATACAAAATCTTATTTATACATATAATCGACGAGCCTTTGTGGCAAATACATTAACCGCCGAACAAAAACATTTACAAAATTATGTTCAAACAGCACAGAATATTTTAAATAATATTGATAGTGTTTGTAGTTCTTAAGGAGATTTACCTTGGCAGATTTATTTTTATCAACAGCTAATACTCCAAATACACCACAATTTCCTCCTCAACCAGGCAATCCATCTTTTTTCTTTGGGAATGGCACGAATGACTTGATTTTAGGAACTAATAATGATTTTTCATTAGTGAGTAGTCTTCAGGAAACCATACAAGATGTACAAAAAATTTTAATGACAGATCAAAATTCAACTGGGATTGTAACATTATTTCCTTTGTATGGTACTACTCTTCAGAGTTTAATAGGAAATAAAACTAATCCAAATACACTTTCTGCAAATGTACAAGATCAAATAACAACAGCTCTTCAAATACTATTTCTTCTTACACAAAATAGATCTAATCCAGCCGAAATTGTGCAGACTTTATATTCATTAAATACACAAATTTCTGGGGATACAAATATAACTTCTCTATTAACTGTGATTGCAGCCAATGGAGAAGAGATAACTACAAGTGTGAATATTTCTACGATTTAAGGATAAAACTATGGCTCTTCCAACATTTAGTCAAATAGTAAGTTCAATGATAACCTTTCTACAAGGATCACGCCCTGATATAGCAACTCAGGCCGGAAGTGTAACAAACGATGTAGTCATTTCTACTGTTGCAAATCAATTCTCTGCTCAGAATGGCACTTCTCCCAGTACATATTCTTCTATTGCATATACACAAGAACTTCAGGCATTCGTTGATAATGCTTCTTTATTGCAATCTTCAGATTTAGATGCTATAGGTGCTAATTATAATATGACACGACTTCCAGGCACAGCAGCAACTGGAATAATTACATTTAGGATACGAAATTATACAACTTTATCCCCCATTATTACAGTTAATTCAGGTACCACCGTTTCTACTTTAGCAACTTCTTCAAGTCCATCCGTTTCTTTTGCCACTACTGCAACAATAGTTTTTCAGCCCTCTCTGGCCCCATCTTATTTTAATCCAGTAACAGGTTTTTATGAACAATCAACTACTATTGTATGCCAAACAATTGGAGTTGTTGGAAATGTTAATGCGGGAACTATAACTTCTTTGGTTAGTAGTGTTCCAGGTATTGACAGTGTTACAAATAATACGTCTACAACAGGTGGGACAGATCAAGAAAGTAATTCAGCTTTTGCGGCACGTATTCAGATTAAACTTTCTGGTAATAATGTTGGAACACCTAATGGCATTATCTCTCTTGTTAATACAAATCCAAGTGTGCAACAAGCTATTGTTGTAGGCCCAAATGATCCTGAAATGATCAGAGACCAATTTGGAGGTAGTGTGGATGTTTATATTAAAGGACAAGTATTAACTACACTTTCAGATTCTGATACGTATTCTAATACAGGTTCACAAATATTTATTTTAATGCATCAGCCTGTTTCATCTGTAGGTTCCGTAACTGGTGTTGTTGGAGGATTGCCTCATACTTTTATAGCAGGTACAGATTACCGTGTTCATATAAATCCAAATATTTTATTTGGGGGAAGTACAGAAGCTGCAAGTTATATTCAATTTGGAATTGGTGGGACTAACCCAGATAATAATACGGTAATTACTATTACTTATACTTATGATAGTTTAATTGAATCTTTACAAGCTCTTTTTAATAGTAATTCTAATCATATAGTTGCTTCCGATATTTTAATAAGAGAAGCTATTCAAGCTTTTGTTGGAGTAACTGTTTCTATTTCTATTGTTCCTGGATTTGTTTTTGCAACTGTACAAAGTAGTGTGCAGACAAATTTGAGTAATTATATTAATGGGTTAGGGCTTGGTGGAAGTTTCTTTTTATCTGATCTTGTAGCTATTATTCAAGATACAAGTGGAGTAGCAGAAGTAGATTTATCAACTCTTTTTATTACTGTTACAATAAATGCTGTTGTTACTAATTACCCAGCAAGCGGTCAACAAGTTTTGATTCCCCGCAATACGTATGCCACTCCTGGTTCTTTAGTAATTTCACAATTATAAGGCAAAGGATTAAAATATGATACCGTTTACATTAAAAATTAATGAAAGATCAGTAGGCCAATCAATATCTGGAGAGATGCATATTATAGGTATTTTAGCAACGGCAACCTATTCTCCAGGTAATATTCGTTTAATTGAAGTTCCTCAAGGACCTTTTCCTGCTGTTACAATTCCTGGGTATACCGAAATCCCAAGTGGAACTCCAACAGGAACTCAATTTGTAGTAAATTATACAACTGGTGTAGTTACTTTTGCTACGGCTCAAGATGGTAATTCTGTTTCTGTTTCATATACAGGGTTAGGATCTGAATGGGCAGCAGAAGATGTAAATGAGCTTCAAAGTCCTTTAAGTACAGTTGCACAGCAAAATATTACATATAACTGGCCCAGTGCTCCAACAGTTACTTGGACTTTAACTCCTAATATTGTTAAACCTGCTAGTATTAGTAATACAATTACAGATGATTTCACTTTTCCTAGAAATGTAATTGTAACAGGTAATGTTACCGTTTCTAATGACCATGCAGTAATTTTTCAAGATACTGGTTCAAATGCAGTCACTTTAGAAGCACCAACAACAATCACTTCAAGTTATACTCTTAAATGGCCTATAGCACAATCTACAGGATCTCAAATCCTTACCAATGATGGATCAGGCAATTTAAGTTGGTCTACTGCAAGTGGTTCAGGAACAGTCAATTCTGGAGTAGCAGGAGCGTTAGCGTATTATGCTACTTCTACAAATGCAGTTAGTACTCTGCCTGTTGGAGCAACTGTTGTTGTAGGATCAGTAGATTTACAAAATAGTGTTACCCAACTCCAGTTTATTGCTGGTGTTAATACCTCTAAAATTACAGTAACTACTCCATCCTCCTCTAATATTTTTACAATTCCAGATTTTGGTGTTAGTGCGAATTTTCTATTTGATACGGGAAATAACTTAGGTCCCGTGGGCATTGGAGAAACACCAGTAGCTAGTGCTATTTTAGACGTAGCTTCTACTACTAAAGGTTTCCTTCCTCCTAGAATGACTTCTACACAACGCACTGCTATTAGTAGCCCTGCTTCGGGTCTTATGGTTTATGATACTACTACAAATCAGTGGTATGGATGGAATGGTACAAGTTGGGTTATAATTGGTTAAAAATAAAAGGTAAAAATTAATGGTTAACTTTTACGGATCGGGAACATTTGCAGGATCTGGAGCCTTTTTTAGTGGGGTTAGTCCTGCTTCAGGAATTCCACAAGATCTTAGTTTTTATAGGACAAGCCAGGATGGTATTTATGTTTTTCACTGGGGATTTTTACCCGCTTTTATTTCACCTTCTTTATTTACAGCAGATTTTGATTTGCAGTTAGATACTACCCCCTTATTTAATTCTGTTAACTTGGTTACTTTTACAAAAACAACTGCCATTACATATCAAAATGGAAATGTAAGAAAAGGATATGCTGTTCCAGTAGCAGCTAGAATTGATAAAGTTGTTCAAACGTGGTACGCACGAGTTAGAACACATTCAGGTTCATTTGTTTCGGATTATTCAAGTATTTTAATTTGGACTATCCCTCAAAAAATACAACAGCAAACAGCCGAAAATTTAATGATTTCCCTTCCAGATCTTCATGTTTATGGAAAAGGGGATTTATTAAAGCCCGTTAATCAGCGTAATTCCAATCTTTATTTAGTTGAAAATATGTATGGGCAGCAATTTGATGCTGTTTATTATGAAAATCTTCTTACTCAGACTGATAATTTTATAGATTTATGTCGTGATGAATTTTTGCAACAAAATTTTGGGGTATTATTTAATTATACAAAACCCAGTAATCTTCAATTTGTTGACTATCGATGGATTTTGAAGAATATGATTTTAGCTTCTTTAGTAGGAAGCACAAACGAAGCTATTATTTTAGCAGTACAATCTTTTACTGGTGTTCCTCCTGAGATTACAAATATACGTGATTTAAATGATTTCTTTTTAATTACAATTCAGGATAATCCAATTGTTCCAGGAGGTCCACAAACTGTATTTAATACTTCACAACCATATATTGATGCTACTCTAGTTGTAGAAGATATTACTACAGGACTTCTTGTTCCTAGCAGTGCTTATGATACCGATGGGGCACAAAGTAAATGGACTATGCATGTAGCTACAACACATACTTTGCAAGCCACATTTGATGTTGGAAATCCTTCTGATCCTTTTCCTGTTATTTTTGATTCTTTATCTGGGGCATTTACATTAACTGGACTTGTTACCTTTACAAATGGTAGTCAGAATATTACTGGATTTGGAACGTTATTTACAACTGAATTATCTATTGGAAATGAGATTACAGATCCCCATGGAATTTATTTAGGGGAAATAGATCAAATTACAGATAACACCCACGCCCATATAGCAAGTACATGGAAAGGACCCACTGAAGTAAATACAGGATACAGACTTTTATACACAGATATTCAACTTCCACCCCCCATTTTATGGGATCAGGCATCATTAAAGGCAGGAATATTAATTACCGTCTTTAACCCAGGGCAGTTCGTCCTTTCTTAGGACAATTATTAGGAGAATTATTATGCAAGAAAAATCAAAAGTAACAGAAACATTAAAAATTACAGGGCACATTAATATTAAATTATTTGGTCCTGATGGTGAACTAAAACAAGAAATTGATAAATCGAATCTTGTAGTTACGGTAGGCAAGTCCTTTTTAGCCACATGGCTTGCTGCGGCATCACAAGCAGGAGAATTCATGTCTTGGATTGGACTTGGAACTGGAATGACTGCCCCAACTATTGGGGATACAAATCTTCAAACACCTCTTCCAACTCGTGTTCAAGGATTGCTTACTACTCCTGGTTCTACAAATATTTGGCAAAATCAAGCCACCTTCGGTCCAGGTGTTGATACGGGGGCTATTACGGAAGCTGGATTATTTAGTGCTTCTACATTAGGTACTATGTTTGCTCGTCAAGTATTTGCAGTTGTAAACAAAGGTGCAGGAGATACATTCGTGCTTACATGGCAGGTCCAGTTTAATTAAAATAAAAAGGTAATTTATGACTATTTTAAGAGTACAAGAAGCAGACAATGGGCAAAATGGAGTAACTTCCCTAGCTGCTACTTTTGGTAGTGCTGCTACTACTGGAAATTGTATATTGGTTGGTGTTGGATCTTCAGCCCCTAGTAACTTTGCAACTAGTGTCA